CGAGCAGGACATCGAGAAGCAGTACACGTTCACCCTGGAACTGACCGCGTTCGACACGCCCATCACGAGGTGAGACGAGCATGACCACCTGGGACGTACAGATAGGCGGCGTTTCAGTGGATGCGCTCCAGGAGGTGACTGCGGGCAGCGAGGACGACGGCACGCTCGGCACCGCACGAGTCATCGCCGCGAACACGCAGGCGAACCGGAACATCGACTACTCGCAGGAGGCCGAGGTGTTCCGTAACGGCGTGAGTGAGTACCTGGGGTTCGTGACGAAGAAGCCCAGCCTGGGCAGCACGAGCGAGCGGCTGGAGTTCACCATCGCAGACCAGCGCGTGGAACTGCGGTACATCGAGGCCCACCGCCCGTTCTACCAGATGGACCCAGGGGCCATCCTGCGCGAGGGCATCACCGAGACGGCCACCGTGAAGTCGCCCGTGAGCATCCACCGGGGCAGCAGCACCTCGGACTGGAGCAGCGACACGCCGGAGTTCGGCCTGGTGTCTGCGAGCGCCCAGCAGTTACAGGACGAGGGCAGCGACGTGCTGGGCATGGGCTTCCCGGAGGGCAGCACCGGCACGTACGAAGCCATCTACTCCGGTGTGCCCTCGGACGCCATCCCTGGCGACGGGCAAATCATCCGGCTGACCACGCGGATGCTGGCGAACTCGTTCGGGGACCAGTTCAGCGTGGAGGTGGAACTGAACGACAACGCCGGGAACACGTACGTATGGCCGCTGGAGCGCGTGGACTCGAACTTTAAGACGTACTCGTTCGCCGCCGAGGACGCCCAGCCCAGCAGCACGCTGGACGGCGCGAGCGTACACGGCGTGGACGGCACGCTCGTGTACCGCGTGAACCTGAAGGGCAGCCTGTCGGAGAACCGCGCCATCGCGCTGGACTACGCGAACACGCTGCCGTTCGACCTGAACTCGCGCTCCACCGAGGTGGGCGTGGGTGCGGTGGCGGACGTGGGCACAGTCATCACGCGGCGGTTTGACGAGAACCTGATGGAGATGCTGGCCAGCCTGGGCGAGGAATTCGGTCATACCTCGTGGGTGGACGACACGGACACGCTGCACTTCGAGCCAGCCGGTGCGAGTAACGCGCCGCTGAACATCTCGTACCAGAACACGCCAGTGTTCGAGGTGAACGTGGACCGGGACAGCGACCAAATCGTGAACCGCGTCACGGTGCAGGGCGGCGAGGGCGCGGGTGGCGAGAAGATACTGGTGACGGCCTCGGACAGTGCGTCCATCGAGTTCTACGGGCTGGCCCCACGCGAGCAGCAGGTGGTGGATAAGAACCTCCAGACGCAGGCTGACGCCCGACGTAAGGCCGAGGGGTTCCTGGCCGAACACGCCTGGGACGACGTGGCGCTGTCGTTCCGCATCGCAGACCGGAACTACGCCGACACGCGGGTGGGCCAGGCCATCACGGTCACGTGGCCACCCGAGGACATAACTGCCGAGACGTACACCGTTTCAAGTGTGGAACAGCACGACGACGGCAGCGTGACCGTGGGCATGACAGGGAGTGGTGCCTGATGGCGCTGGAAACCCTCACCTGGCTGACCTGGCTGGGCATCAAGTCCCCGAGCGCGAACCAGAACACGGCCTCGGGGGACGTGGAGCGGCTGAAGGCGAACGTCGGGGACTACGATGCGTTCGTCACCATCCTGGAGGACTCCACCTCGTGGAGCGAGTTCGAGACGGCGCTGCTGGATAACGGGTTCTCGCAGGAGCAGGCTGATAACCTGATAAACCGGGCGCAGCAGGCGTTCGAGGACGAGGACTCCAGCGGCACGGACTGGGACGAGTACAAAGAGTACGCCGCGAACACGGCCACGTCGTACACCGAGTACAAGACGGAGTTCCCCACCACCTCGGGGCTGCGCAGCGAGAAGACCACCGAGGACGGGCAGCCCGCTGCGGGCATCCGCGTTCACGAGGAAGGCGGCGTCTCGTATGCGGGCGTGTCGCTGCCCGCTGGCACCACCGAAGTGTTCGGCAGCCGCATCGAGTTCTCGCAGCAGGAACCAGCGGTGGAGGCCGAGGACCTGGGGTACAGTAACATCCGCACAGACGACGCTGACGACGTGGCCACCGTGTTCCAGACCATGACCATCTCCTGCGACGTGACGAACCCGAACACGTTCCAGGCCTCGGCCACCATCCCGCTCCAGGAGGACGGCAGCGTGATACAGCGGCAGGAGGTCACGGTGGACGGCAGCACCACCACCACGGTGTCGTTCGAGGTGAGGAAGGAGGACTACATCTGCGCCGAGTACAGCATCGGCAGCAGCGGGACGGTACTCGCCTGCTGGGTGCCCTCGGGGCTTCAAATAATCTGACCATGCCCGAGAATATTCCCACCCAGGTCGCTCGGAACAGGCGCTCGGTGAAACGCATCGACGGCCAGTTCATCAGCGTGCCGAGCAGCGTGCAGCAGAACCTCCGGTTCCTGCGAAACAGCATCGAGGTGGAGGTCGAGGTGGAGGTGTACACCCGGCCCCTGAACGACGGACTCATATCTGGCCACCCGAACGGCAGTGTTCACGGCAGCGGTCATGGCGTGAGCGGCGACCGGCGGGGCGCGTGGTCGCAGGTCGTGAGCGGTGGCAGCACGCACGAGTGGACGCGGGACGGCAGGAACGCGATTCGGGACGCCCTGGACGGCCAGTCCACGGGCAGCATCCAGGCCACGAGTGTGGGCACGGGCAGCGCCGACGCTGCGCCTGGTGACAGTGCGCTGGTGGCCGAGACGGGCAGCACGTTCGCGTACGGCGTGAAGGATGCGGCGAACGAGGTACGCGCTCGCTCGCACTACCTGTTCAGCGAGGCCGGGGACGGCAGCCCCGGCCTCCAGGAGTTCGGCCTGGAGTCCAGCGCCGGTCAACTGATGGCGCGGGCCACCACCTCCAGCGTCGTGGCCGTGACGAGCGAGCAGGAGGTGCGCGTGGACCTCACGGCCACCATCTCCGGCAGTGGTGGCGGGAACTCCACGGTCACGGACAGCGGCGAGCAGACGGTGGCTGACAGCATCCAGACGGAGGGCAGCCTGGCGGGCCTCGCGGAAATCGCGTGGGGCACGGGCACGCCGGACCTCACCGAGGCCACGGGCGGCCTGGGGAACCAGGTGTTCACGAAGGACGCGCTGCGGGAACTGGACCTGGAGCGCATCGAGGTGGCCGCGCCGCAGTTCGAGTTCGAGCCATCGGGCCAGCCGTACGACTACACCGAGGCCGCCGTGCTGGACCAGGACGGGAACGTGGTGTGGGTGGTCGGTTTCGATGCGTACCCGAAGGACGACGGCACGAAGTTCACCACCTCGGTGGGCTTCCGCATCGTCTGACATCGAGGGGGCCGCATCGAGGCCGCCGGACATCGCCCGGCTGCTGATACGCGCCGCTGGCCAGGGTTCGCACGTGTTCGCGCAAAGTTCGCGCAAAAGAGTTCGCTGCTTCTCGCTGCCCTACTGCTCCACGATGGCGTTCGCGGCCTCCAGCGTCACGCTGCCGCCGTGGTCACGCTGCTGCGAGTTCACGTACCCGCCCGTCACGGTGCGCTCGTCGCCCACCTCGTGAACCACGCTGCGCACGCCCTCGCCCTCCAGGCACTCGGGGCAGCCCGAGTCGCCCGTGGTGGCGTGCCCGGTGTTCACGGGCGTGAAGTGGTCCAGCCACTCCTGGCAGTTCATGCAGATGCTGCCCTCCACGTCCTCCAGGTCCACCATGCCCTCCAGGCTGCCCTGGCGGGTGTCGTGGCGCTTCGTCGCGTGGTGCAGGGCGTACACGTTCCCACCGTGGAGGGGCACGCGCAGGTACACGCTGCTGCCGTCGCGGTCCACCTCCACGTACACCTCGTCGTCCTGGGGGCTGCGGTGCTGGTACGGGCTGTCCTCCAGCACGCGGCCCGTCTCCACCTTCAGGTCGCCCTTCCGGGCGGTCGTGTACGCCACGGCCACCTCGTCCTCGGCCTCGCTGTCGTCCTCGCTGTCGCCCTCGTCGGCCTCCGGGGCCTCGGCGGGCTGCTGGCTGTTCTGCTCCACCATCTCGCGCTCGGCCTCCAGCACGCCGCCGTCCGTGGCCACCTCGCGGCGCACCTCCAGCGTGTACGTCCAGCACGTGCCGCGCTTCGTCCACTCGCCGTCGCCCTCGGCGTACACCTCGCTGGTGCGCACGCCGCCCACTCGCACCTGCACCGTGCCCACGCCGTCCAGGCTGCTGCGCACGGTGCCCTCCAGTTCCACGCTGCCGTTCGCGGTGTTCCGCAGTCGCACGTCGTCGCCAGCGGTGAGGTCAGTCGCGTTCTGTGCTTCGGTCCAAACGTCGTCGGCCTGGGTCTGCTGCGCCATATCAATTCATGTCGGCTGGTACACCATAAAGGTATGGAACGGGCAAATTCGCGGG